AGGCGGCGAGGCCCATTGTGGTGGCAGAGAGCCACCTTGGCTAGTGAGTACCTGACCAGCGGTTCCAAGTGAGCCCAAAACTGCCGGGGCGCCAGTACCTCCACCAAGAATAAGCTGGTTCAATGTCAACGCTGGAGTCGAGGTCAGCGCGTTGGGCGAGGTGTAGTATGGAATACCGCCAACATTGCCGTTAGGAATGCCGCCGGGGTTGTTCGCCTGAACCCAAGCAGTACTAGCTGCTCGGTTGGAGTTGTCTCCACTCGGCGCCATCGGCACAATACAGTTCGGGTTATTAGAACCACAGCCTTGAGCGTGTGCGCCCGAGGGCAGAAACAGCCCCAGGAATAGGAGAATCCACATCATACGTTGGTCTCCATCACCGTCAGCGGATTAGCCAAGCCACTAGCTGCCAGCGCTTGCCATCCAACCTGCACCTCTCCAGTCAATGTCATCATAGCGCCGCTGATCACTGGGAAGCATCCACCGAGAGCTGATAGGCTCGGCATTAACGAGGCCCCAGTCGCTGTTACCAATGGAGCCACAAAGATATTCTGAAGCCCTGGATTGGCAAAGGTAACACTGACTCTCTGTGGATTCGGTGCAAGCACTTGAATAGGCGCTGTACCTATGTTGTTGAATGGAGTGATTTTACCGCCCGAGGCTGAAGCTACAGTCTGCGAACTACCAATACCAGCTATAAGTGCCATGTTACTTGGCCTTTGTCAAACCTTCAACTAGTTTAGTGAGACGAGCGACCTCAGCTTGAAGATTCGCAACTACAGGGTCCTGCCGCGTAGGCACCTTCGCCATAAGCGCCGCAATTTGGCCCTCAAACTCCTGGATTCTCGAGTCCGCATAACTCATGCCGGTCGCCGGAAGGTCCTCGATCGGATTAGTCCAGCGCTTCCGAAACTTAGCAGAAATAGCTTCGGCCTCCTCATCGAGAGGCTCCATATCCGGTGACGGGTCACCAGGACTCCCATTAGCGTTCTCGAAGAGAATATCCTGACGCTCATGTTTCTTATATCCATGAGCTACGATAATCTCGCCGGGATAGTTACAGTCTGCTGTATCTTTCGGATCAAGATACATCGGAACCTTATAGACCTTACGTGCTTGCTTCCCGGTCTGTTGATTGGTTTCTTTCTGCTCCCACTCAGTTCCAGGAACTCCCAGGTAGTGAGGGGCCGTAAGTTTCCATCTTGCCATTGCATCCTCCTACATTCCACAGGGCTTGTTTACTAGCCCGGCCTTTTCGGTGACTGTTGCGGTGTTGGAAAAACCGCCATTAACTTGATGATACACAACACCCTTCAAATAAGTCGGGTAAAGCACATCCACCGCACACGGCTTTGGAGGCTGATACCCTTTACCAGTGCAGCTTGCTCCGCAGGTTGGAGTGAGATCAGCTATAACTGACAGGCTGGAAGCTGTTTGCAGCGCATAATTCCATCCCATACAAGCTGCGACATCTGAGAATCCAGTGCAATTCGGCTGCGTTAAATGATTAGCTAAGAGGTCAGTAGTGTTGGTAAAAAGCGGGTCAGTATAGGTATTCGGACCGCTTACTGTGTAATTGTCGAACAGGGTAACACAGTTCGCTGGCGTGCCAGGGCATCCAGGCTGTAAGGCAAAGAGTATATTCTCCTTACCGGTGCCGCCTGTAATAACCGTAGGCGTTGGTGGATTTGCATGAGAAGTGCTTCCCATTAGTATCGCATACATTGGCGCCCCAGTTGTTCCAGCACACCCAAGATGCACCTGACCAGAGCGAATGATATTGTTAGAAATATTTATCGTCCAAGGAAAATTGCCATCAAGCTGGATATTTAATTCTCCTGTGTTAAAGTTTCCATTAAACGTAGTTGGAATGCAAACACCGTTGTTAAAAATAGTATTCTGCGCTATCTCAACATCAATAGTTACTGAGTGGATGTTCTGTGAGAACAATTGAATCCCAGCCCACGAACTATTATAAACAACATTGTTCTTCATAACTGTCTGGCCCGTATAAGCATGAACTTCGGGAGTATCAAACATAAAACCCTCAAGATCAGAAACTGCCCCGTTACCGATGGGCACCGAGTTATTGATTGCGAAGTTGCCATTGAAGAGGATGTGAGTGCCTGGACTGCTGTTAAAGTTAGCTGGAGCAACAGCCACTATGGATGCAGACGGGAAATCATCACGTTGATTGGCATTCCAAGTTAGGCTACCAACTACAGCGAACTGATCTATACCATTACCTGGAATATTTGAATTTTGGCCATTATCTCCAGAAACAAACCCGAGTCCAGCATCCACACAAATGTCGTTAATAAAAGCTATATGATGATAGATGTTGGAGGTAAAGCCCCCATCCGCGAAATAGCAAAAAGCACGCTTGTTAGTTGTTGTCACTTTCCAACCTTGGAAGCTCCAATTATTTGCTGATATGTCAATAGCCCCATTGCCGCTCCCAGCTGTTGAATTTAACGTACAAGCAAATGCCTGTACACAGACGACAGTCACAAAGTAAATTTGACCAATACCATCAATGCCTCCACTCGATGAAGGGCACCCACTGGGACTATTGCTTATACCAATGCCCGCCGCAGGGTAGGCACCAACTTGCGCAATAATAACATCTCCACATACAAGCCCGGTATGATCTGGCGTCAACCAAGCACAATTACCAGAAGTACCAATAGTAGTCGTTGTACCATTACAGCTATCGTTGCCATTAGGAGCCATAAAGTAGGTATGCAAAGGTGTGAATGGCATATCCCCTGATGGTCCCGCCACCTGGAACTGCGCCCAACGCTGTGCGTCGGCCGTAAGCGGCAGCATCAACAACGCTATGATCAACAAACGTCTCATTTAATTGCCACTACATGCGTAATAGTTGAACCACTGCTAGGCCAAGTCCATGTACCGGCGGTCGTGCCAGGAGATGCCAAATTCTTATCTTCAATGCAGATATAATTGGCTTGGCAAGGACTACGAAGGGTAAAACCAGTACCAGTAAGATTCGCAACACCATTGAGATTAACAGTACCACTCCAAATCAAATCATTAGTTCCGGTTGTTGTTATATTTCCAGAAGTAACGCCATCAGTTGTCCCTGGAGGAGGTGCTTGGAGCTGTCCAGTGTTACCATCTGATGGATCAGTGACCGGTATTGCGCCGCTGTACTCATCAACCTTAGCCAAAACGGCCGTGACACCTGCCGCACTAAACGTAATTGTAAATGTTGTTGGACCGCCAGTAACATTGCCGCGCCAGAATGACTGCGCCGCAAGGTTAGTAGCAGCGCTATCATGAACCTTAGTACCAAGAACGTAGCTATTGCCTTTATCGTCAACAATACTAGAAACGGTGATTGAACTTGTTCCCTGATCATTCCACAATATCTCTCCAAGAACGACGTTGCCTGATCCAACCGCCGAGCCAAACGTCGCTATCGCACAAGTCGTGCCGCAAGTGCCGACCGTGTTACCGATTGTCTGGACATGGGTCTTGACTGTGCCGCCAATGGCACAAGTTGAGTTCCCAGTCCAATAGTTGCATTGGTTGGCGCTGACAGGCGTCCACTGCGTCGTAGTCCAACCGCCGTTCCAAATACCGAGCTCAAAGACGTATCCAGTGAATGGATGGTTCGATGGGTTACCCGAGTTCGTGATAAGGGCTGATGCACCTGAGATACCATTCGTACTAGCATTGCACGCAAAGACACCGCCGCCAAAACACGCTGTAGGCGGAGTACCATCAATGACCGCACCTGACGTTGAACCATTATAAACAGCAATCAGCGAATGAGGTGCGCTATCAGCCGTCGTCATAGTGTTAGTCGAATTACCAGCATACATAAAGATATTGTTTGCAGTCGAATCAAATAGAAGCTGTACATCAAAACCGTTACCAGCAAATACTGTCCCTGCCGTGGTAAACGCCCCAGTTCGCTCCGCAAACGCTGATATGGTGAACGGTTGATTCTGCGTCGTTAGCGGATTACGATCTAGTTCTCGTGCGGCGTCGCCCTGTGCGCACGAGAAAGTGCCTACGCAGTTCGTGGTGTATATTGGCTGATTGGCCACGGTCGCTTGGAAGAGATCCTGCCCATTGCCAGTCTGGTCGTACCACGCAGAAAAGGTGCAGGCCGTACTACAAAAGGTGGCTATGTTGACGCCATTAGTACCAGTCCCCGTACAGGCAGTTGTTAGCCCTGGCCCGCCATTATTGGCAACCAGTATATCACAAGTCGCGCCAGTCTTCGTAAGCTGGAATAGCTTCTGCGTGCCAGCAGCGGCGATAGCTGTGCTCATCGCACGCATGCCCCAGAACGCTATCGGCGCAGAGCCCGCTGCGTCAGCCGTACCAACAAATGACGATGTACCAGCACTCTCATTACTGACGCCAGTCAACAGCATTTGCGCCTGTGCTGGCGTGGCAAGCAGAGCTAGGGCTAGGGCAAGTTTTCTCATCAGTTGTGCCAGTCCGTTGTTTGGTTCAAACTTATGTCGCCATCTGGCCACACGTACCAACCATCTTTTCCTGAATTAACATCCCAGCCTGACGATCCCGGCCACGCTTGATATCTGTTGCGCCGCCACGAATTACCACTTTGACCAAGGAACAGGTTGCTAAGTGGAACATAGGGGCCGGTGTAAGTTCCAACTCCGGTATAAACTAATCTAGCTCCGTACATGACTGCATTTGAAATTACGTTATCCTCGAACACCATTCCGGACTGACCAGAGTTATTCGCTCCCATGTCAATCATGCTAGTGAACCCCGACAGATGGCAATTCTTGAAGGCAATGTTCTGGAACTGATTGAACCAATGCGGCGGGTTGCCACCGCCGTTCTGTACCCAGTTTGACGGAAACGCATTGCCAGTTGGGTCTTTTGGACCAATCGTCGACGGGCCGCTCGCGGTAAGCGCCGTGTACACGAACCCATCCAGGCCGGCGACGATCGCCCCGATGCTGTAGTTGGCCGTAGCATCGAAATTGTTGCTGGCGTTTAATAGATGCTGCCAAGCGACATTGTTGGTGTTGCCAATCCCCGAGATCGTGCAGTGCTGAAACGTAACATTGGCGAAGGAATTGGAGTTCGGGCACATAGTCCCGTTGGTGTGATCGTTGCCCGCTCCGCTTGGATTTTGATCGAACCAAGGACCGCCAAGAGTTGGATTACTGCCAGTTGAGGTCCCAGTCGCTATATAAACGTGTGAGTTTGATCCAGTGACTATATCATCAATCTGATAAGTTATTCCCGGGGACCAATTTGGCGGGAAGTCGTTTCTGTTATCGTGCAGCCAGCAGTCAGTAACAAGAGTCTGGCCGCAGGATGTACTGATCGGGTTATTAAGCGATTGCCACCCTATGCTGGAACAAGTGAACGTGTCGCCAGCACCCCACATATCGCAGTGATCATATATAGTCGTACTACCCGGCGGGCATGCATGTGAAACAGCATCTCGATAAGCGTTAGCATAGGGGATCAAATAATTCGCGTAATTCGGAACTGAACTTCCGTACACTGCTCCCGTACCTACCGACGACGATGGCCACGCAAGCGCCGGAACCGGGTTAGGGCTAAGACTGGGAAGCGGAGAAAACGTACAATAAGAAAACGTGATATTGCTTGAACCGCCCGTCAGCATATCAACACAAGAATCTTGACCAATGAGACTATGAGAATGCGCAGCATTGCTGCAAAACCGACAGCCAAAGAACTTAATGTCATGAACAGCGCCGCCACTATCACTCCCATTAGCAGTGATGGCACAAGCTTTTTGCCCGGTTTTGGGCCGAACGTCCTGGAACTGTACTAAGGTTGGACTGCCCGGGGAACCGTTGACCAAGTTTAATGTGCTTCCAATTTGCACCGTTCCAGAAAATCCAGGAAACCCTGACGCCGCCGCGAACCCAACTGGATTATTACCCTGTGGACCTGGAAAATCTCTAAAACCGAGCTGAAACTGAGCAAACCTCGGCTGTGCACTCGCCCGTCGCAACACATAGGGCATTGCTATTCCAGGCGCCAGCATCTTAATGAGTCGCCGTCTACTCGTAATCACAACTGACTACCACTGTGTTGGCCGCCGCGATTGTAGTATTATCAATAGTGGCGATACCTCCAGTAATGGTGATGCCAAAGCCAGTTGCCAGCGCCATACCGCCAGGCCCAAACACAGCATTACTACCAGCACCAGCTGTATTGCCAGGGACAATCAAGGTCTTGACTGCACTATCGGTCCCAGGCGTTGGAGCCGAGGCCTTGTTAAAGATGTGCAGGTAGACCGGCGTACTGTTGACGTTGCCCATCTGGCAACCGAATACTATCGTAGCGGCAGCGGTAATTGAAGTTGCGTTTGATGAGGTCGAAGCGTTAACTGTTAGACTCCTACTCGGCGCCGCTGGTTGTACAACAGGTGATGATCCAGTTGAGAGAGCACGAGTGCCTGATACTCCACCACCATTATTAGCGTTGACGTTAGTGATGTTGGCATTGACTGCCAGTGCATTAACCGCCCCCGGTGAAGTGCCATAAGACGACACCCGCAGCCCTTGCATACTGGCGCCATCACTAGCACCAACCGCGGTGCCAGTTCCTGGGAACGCCGAACCGAATGTGGAACTCGTACCGCCTGAACCGCCGCCCGCAGCGACGTTAACATTGAGGTTTCCTGACGTGTCAAGCGTACCCATATGGAACTGGGTGCCGCCATTAGAGGCAAATCCCACAGCAACAGCATTAGCGGGTGGAGCAGTAGCACCCACCGGCGCGATGCCCCAGTTCGCAGCCGTGCCAGGGTTGACTGTCCAAGGCGCACCGCCCTGGTTAGCCGTCACCGTACCGGAGGAGACCGTGGCCGTCACCAGCAGCGGCGTCATCGAGGCGATACCCTGAACAGTCAGAACGTTGGCGTTGGCTGTACCAGCCGTGCCCCAAGCAGACGCGCCGTTAACACCAATTGGGACGCTAGCACCGCCCTGGACGCCTGCGCCAACGTCTATAGTGCGCATTGTTACACCAGCACCAGGCGTAACAATAAGAGCGTTATCAGCCGCGAATGCCACTGATGGCAGCAGCGCCACTGATGCGAGGAGGAGCTTTCTCATAGGAAGCCTCTTAAAATCGCAGCCGCTATACCACTATTACAGGCCGCGCTAAAGTCAGCGGAGTTACTACAGCTTGGACCTACGCCGCCGCCCCCTGAGAGGCCGCCTCCATAAACGCCCATAGTCATACGGGCGTTAGCCGTGCCAGCTAGCAATAGCATGGCTAGGATTATCATGAGCCGGATCATTGGAGGCACCCCCATGCGTTAACTGCGAGGCCTACAGTCCCAGTCCCTGTTCCCGGTACAGTGACAGTGATATTCCCACCGATAACATTGGACGACAGACAAGTAGGAAACGCGGCTCCGAGAAAGCCCTGACCCGATGACGGGTCGAGGAACTCCATTGTTAGAGTTGTCGAGATTCCAGTTATCGTAGCGGCCCGAACAGTTCCAGTTGTAGCCCCGGCTGAGGTTATCATGAATCCACAGAGATAGGTCCACTTTGCTGTCGGCGCGACACCGCCAGTACCAGTTAGCGTAGCCGACACCGCGCCGGTCGTCCCAGTGCCAGATGCTTGGGCTGGAATGGTTTGCGAAGTGCCGGTCGTCGAGATGCACTGTTGCGCTTGAGCCCCCGCGATTGCGCAGGAAGCTAAAAGCGCGAGGGCTAAGCGTTTCATCATTGAACCCTATACCAAGCATTGGCTGAGGCAGAGTAAATCCACTCAGCCGTATTAGCTGCAGCACCACCTGCCGTACATGCAGTAAAGGCAGTGCCAACTATAGTTACACCTGCTGGTGCAGATGCAGACATAGCAACCGTAGTTGCTGTACCACCTGGGCAAGCTACTTCTACCATCTGACCATCAAATGGCACCGTAGGCAAAGTAATGTTCCAAGTAGTAATAGCACCAGTAGCGACAAGCTTGGCTACAGTGTTAGCTACAGTGGTATTAACAGTACCGCCAGTAGCTTGTGTTTGATAGCCAGTGCCATTACGCAGCACATAGACAGTAGTGATGCCGCTAGTGCCGCCCGGACCGCCAGTCTGGAACAGAACCCCTTCGTTACCAGAAAGGTTCTGTGTAACAACTGGCTGTGCTATCGCTAGGCCGGTTAGGGCAGCAATCGCTGCCCCTCCCAACCAGTACCAAAGTTTGCGCATTAGTTTGCGATCGCGATCCCCGGAGGATAACCGCCGGAAACACTGTTGACCGTCGAACTGTAGTACTGATCGTAGCGATCAAGGACAATGTTACCACGAATCTTCCCGGCAGTCATAGCACTTCCAGTCGTTACATACTGGAGTTGCAGGAACCTTGGAATGGCAACGCCGGGCGGAGGCCGAGGCACATCCATATCCATAAGCCGGAGACCGACCGTCAGCTGTGCAACAGCAACAGTCGGCGAGGTGTACCAAGTGCTGAAAGCAGCCGGGAGCCCGGAGCCGTTATCCGTCGCGCCCTGAAGAGCGACGTTAAGGTTAGTGCCAGTCAGAAACGTCGTGGTTACCTGGACTAACAGCTTCAGTGCTGGCTGGTCTCCAATGCCTATATCCCTCGCCCCTTGAAGGTTCGCGAGAACTGGAATGCCGGACATATGAAGATCAATCTGGTTGCTTGAGGTCTGAGTCCCAGTTGTCGGGGAGTCAGTAGCCTGATCGTTGTTACCAGGGCTTGCAGAGCCTCCGGTGAACTGGACGAAATAGTCAAGGATCATATCAGGGCTCCTTAGGTTACCTGAAGCTCATTGCTGACGATCGCATCACAGGTACGAACTGGGATGCCGCGGAAGGTAGTCACTGGCTTACCATCGAACTCCTCGATACGCAAGAGGACGTTAGTCTTGTTCATCGCTTGGAGGTCGAGGTAGGTTCGGATGATACGATTGGCGTAGAGTACCGTACGCCCCATGTTCGCCCGTACCTCAGGCGCGTCTGAAGTTTGGATTGTCGTCGCGCTAACTGGCGCAGTCGGCAACCTGTATAAGCCTCTAACAATGAGGTTAATGAGGTTGGCAGCCGAGACGCCGGTGAGTAGCGTGACGTCGATATTCGCGACTCGGAAGACATAACGCCAATCCCTCAGCACTAGCCCGATTTCCCATTTGAAGTGGTCTCGGTAGGCTTGGTAAGTATTCCCTGCACTATCCTGGACCGGCCATTCTCCCATATCCCGGTGCTGAAGCCCGGTGATCTTTCCTTTTGGGAAAGTCGCGTGGCAGGTGTCTGATCCCCATACAACACCCCAGATCGAAGTGTTATTGTTGGAGGTTCCACCGCCATCAAGCACATTGTTAGCGGTCTGTGAGTTCGCCACAGTCTTGGTGCTATAACGCGGAGCAAAGCCAGTGAACCTTTCCGGGTTAGTAAACTGGTTCCCGTAGATCAGGGTCGTAGCGACCTGCTGGGACATGCCCTCAAGGAATGCTTTAACTTCGCTAAGCCTGAACTCAGCCGTGTTCCCGTTGAGGTCAGCGATATCTTTATCAATCACGGAGTAGGTTTCCAGATTGCCAACGGTATCGACGATCTGAGCTGTGGTTGACTTGGCATTGGGAACACCGAGGTTGAGAATACGCCAAGTATCCTGCGGGAGGCCTGTGCGTACTGTCGTTTTGTGGCCCGTTGGAAGGTTGCCTTCCACTACGAGCATATCATCGAGTATTTCGTTGGTCTGGGACAACAGTTCGATGATAGTAGCGATATGATAATCGTCATCCAGACGCTTGGCCCAATCCGCATAGGTAAGTGCGTTTGTGCCTACAATCGTTGCCATCTAAAGGCCTCCTTAGCCTGAGGACGGAAGGGTTGGATACATAGCTTGAGCTGCACTTGGGCGAGTTCCAGTCTGTCTTTGGCCCGCAGGGCTCGGCGCTCCGCCGCCCACATGCCTGCCTTCCGTCAGCATCTTTGCCCAGGCGTCCATGACTTTCACAAAGGCAGGGTGATTCCCCGCACCAGTGTAGTCCATGGCCTCCTTAAATGCTGAGGCTATCTCAGGGCTCACCGTTGCATCGAGAGCCCTAGAGAAATTCTGTTTGATCTCATTAACCCGAGGTCCGAGGGTTGGGTCATTCTTAATCTGTTCCCGCCACTCGTCCTGCTTCTTGGTGTAGAAGTCTACGAGGGAGGAGTTTGCTTTATTGAGGTTTTCGTGGTAGTAATCAAGAAGCCTCTGGCCATTAGATTGAGATATATTGATATCCTTGAATAGTTTTTCAACAGCCTCTCTTTGACCGTCGGCAAACTCCATACCGTCCGGTAACTTCCAGTCCGTATACTTTTCGGGTGCACCCTCAGGAGTTTTCGGCGCGTCTTCATTAAGAATCGACGCCGTAGTCGTCGTGGCGCCTTCTGCCGTTGCTGCTGGGGGTGACGAGGCTTCCGGCGTTGTAGCTGGCGAGCTGGTCGTCTGTGGGGTAGTCTGGGTGGCCGGGGCCGTATTCGGGCTCGTCGCTGAGCTGTTCGAGTCGGCTGGCGTCTGCGAGGTCTCTGGCATTGCGTTCTCTCATCATCTGAATATACTGATCAGGCGCGGCCCGATGTATACTCTCTAGAAGTTGAAGTCCGATACTGCGCTCTCCCTCAAGATAGGCGGTACTATAAGGGTCTGGTTTGAAGCTAGAGTGGAAACAGTGGCATCGTTCCAGAAGATCACATATCCAAGCCCGACCATTTCGGCGGCCCATAAGTTCAACAATAACGTCGTCGGCAGCTTTCTGTCGGACCTTAGCTGCCCGCTCAAGCTCTCGCCGAATCTTAGGATCATCGCCATCTATCATCACATTCCGCCAAGAGTTTGTTCTGCGCCGCCCTGCTTCAATCCGGCCAGAACTGCTGCAGCTTTAGCCAAGCCAGGAGTCGCCTGCGCAGCGGTATTGAGTTGCTGATCTTGCTGACGGCGCTGCCGAATATTCGCGAGTTCGTCAGGAGACCGAATAAGTCTCGGATCG